ATGGGTCCTGATTCTCGTCCAAGAAGAGTTTTGTCTACTTGTGTTGGTTCGGATGACATGTTTCGTATATCTCCTAAAAGAGGAGATTCTTTTGTTGTTAACAGGCTACACATTTTGTCTTTAAAAATGACAAAAGGGTCAAGGAGAGATGGAGAGATAGTAAACGTCACTGTAGAAGATTATCTGAAAAAGAACAAGACGTTTAAACATTGTGCAAAAGGATACAGAGTACCTATAGAGTTTAGTCGAAGAAATGTCCCTCTGGACCCATATTTTTTGGGAGTATGGCTTGGTGGCGGGAATTCAGATTACCCATTAGTTACGACAAAAGATCGTGAGATAGTAGAATTTTTAGAGACATTTTCAAAATCTGTAGGATTGAAATGCATTAACAAAAAGAGTACAAATAGGTGCCAGCAATATGCGATATCGAATGGAGAGCGTGGTGGGGGACAGAAAAATTGTGTTCTTGATACTTTGAGAAGATTAAATGTAATCAATGACAAGAAAGTACCTGAAGTCTATAAGTATAATAGCAGAGACATTAGGCTGAGTGTGTTGGCGGGATTGATTGATACGGACGGGCATCTGCACAACAGTGGATATGATTACATATCTAAGATTGAAGAGTTGTCACTTGACGTTGCTTACCTGTCTAGGTCGCTAGGGCTTAGGGCAAGAGTTACAAAATGTAAGAAAACATGTTCGAACAATGGTGTTACTGGCGATTATTATCGTGTTTCTATTAGTGGGGATTGCTCTAAAATTCCAGTTAAAGTAGCCAGGAAGGTTGCTTCTAAACGGAAACAAAAAAAAGATTGCTTGATGTTTGGGTTTGACGTAGAGCCTCTTGGAAAGGGGAAATACTACGGATTTGAGATTGATAAAGATGGATTGTTTCTTTTGGGAGATTTTACAGTAACACATAATACATGCATCGCCAGTAGCATTATTTCGAAGCTGTCTGTGAGTCCGACTATCTTCTATGTTACATCGATTGACTTATTGGAACAAGCTTATAACGAAATACAGAAGTTTGTTCATCTCAACGGAATCCCTGTAGAGGTTGGCAGAATTGGTGGTGGTCACAAGGATATCAAATCGATCACCGTAATGACGGTACAGACCGCTATACGTTCTTTGGGAGAAGAGTACTTAAAGGACTACAAGTTTGATGATGAGGACGACATTGATAAAACAGATATTCAGGATATCAAAGCAGATATTTGTGATTTGATTAGAAGTGCCAAGTGTATAATATGCGACGAAGTTCAGCATTGGTCCTCGAAAACATGCCAGTTGATTTCAGATCATTCAGAGGAAGCGTTCTACAGGTACGGGATGTCCGCGACACCTCATCGAGACATGGGGGACGACATTATGATCGACGCCTGTTTCGGGAGAGTGTTGGCTAATATCTCTGCATCTTATCTTATTCGGGAGGGATATCTTGTTAGACCAGATATTTTCTTCGTTGAAGTAGATAACATGTCTGATTGCCCATATTCTACCTATGCGAATATTTATAAGCACGCACTTAAGGAAAATCCTCTTCGTAATGAGTGGATTGCAAAGTCTGCGACAACATTCTTTGAGGACGGCAGGCTTCCCCTTGTCCTTTGCAAGCACATCGATCACGGTAAGTTACTTCAGTCCATGATCCCAGGGAGTATTTTTCTTCATGGGTCTATTTCTAAGAAGAAAAGATTAGCTCATCTCGATCTTATGCGAGAGAAAAAATGCGGAGTCACCATAGCCACATCACTGCCATATGAAGAGACACTACTAGTGAGGGACAATGGTTATATAAAGCAAGTTCAGATAGGAGAACTGTATCACGATTATTCGGACAGCATACAGAGTGGGAACATATACGTTCTTGGATCAACTGATGGAAGTTCTACTAGATGGAAGAAAGTAACATTAGCACATAAGCATAAAAAGCAAAATGATATAGTAAATGTTATTACAAATCAGAATGAAGAAGTTCTTGTCACTGAAAACCATTCGTTAATTAGGCCAGATTTATCGGAGGTTAATCCGTGTGTTGGCGAAGAAGCTGTTTGTCCCAAAGTAGATCTTGAAGATCAAAGACATCGACAATTATCTGAAATAAATCTTTTGGAATTATTCTCTACTATTGACGACGATTCTTTAGAGGTAGAGATACTTGGTATAACACAAGGAGGAATAAGGTCTCTAAAGAGTCAGTTGAAGTACTTTGTCAACAAAGACTCCGTTAGCAAAAGCACTAGGATAAAATATAAAAAAGAATTGGTTGACAAGAACGATTCATATTTTTTGGCGATAAAAGAACTATTGGTGCATTTTAAGTATTACAAATATAGGTATAGGGCAACATTAAAACAAGTCGCACATTTGAAGAATGTATATAAGTACTTTGAAGCACGTATATTTATAAAAAGAAGCAGAAAACGTGCTAGTCTTCCAATATCTATTCCTATAACAAAAGACCTGGGAGTACTCTCTGGGCTATTATGCTCTGAGGGACATATAAAAAAACAAACGTGTAAGAGTTGTTTTTCTAGATATGATGTAGTATTTTCTGCGATTGATCGTAGTCTTTATAAATCCAGTGATGGTAAGCATGATTTGGATAAGAGAAATATTAGAAATATATTTGAGGCCGCATTCCACAAGTCGTTTGGTGACATTGAATTAATAAAAACTGACAAACAGATTAGGATCAATGGAAAGTTGTTGTACTATCTATTTCAAGCAACTGGACATATTGACGAATATGGAAACAAGACTGTACCAGAGTACGTATATAACAGCGAGAAGAGTGTCCAGGACCATTTCCTTTGGGGGTTTTATTTGGGAGACGGCAGCAAGAAACTCAACTATGGTAAGGGGGAAAAGGAGAAAGGTAGATATTCTGGAATAATTTTATCAAATAGCAGTAGACCATTTGTTTCTGGATTATGTTCGTTATTGGCTATGATGGGGCTTAGGTACTATATATCGATTCACGACAACGTGCTTAAGAATGTTAAAAGAAGATATAATATTGTTATTGTTGACCCAATATTGCATTTGAAACCAGACAGGGTTTATTACAAAAAATCAATAAACTCCACAAAGAGGACGCAAAAGAAGGTAATCGCATTAGATAGAAATGACGACTTCGTATATGATATAAGCGTAGACGAGTGCGAAAACTTTGTCGCTGGTGTCGGCAACGTACTGTGTCACAACTCTATTTTTGACGAAGGAATTGATGTTCGACCATTGGACACGTTGATTCTGGCGGGTTCAGGCAAATCATCAACGAGAGCATTGCAAAGAATTGGAAGAATACTTCGTCCTTGGCCCAACAAGGACAACAATATGAAAAAAGAGGCAGTCGCAATAGACTTCATGGATAGGTGCGATTATTTATGGGACCATGCTCAGAGAAGGTTAGATATCTACAAAGAAGAGGAAGAGTTTAATATCAAGCAGATGAGGATAACATGAAAACTATAGATAGATATGAAATCGATTTTGAAACTGGTATTTGTGAAGAGACTACTGGGCAAAGTATAGCAATATTGGCTGAACGTCTGAAATCCATACATAGCCCGTATACTGGAAACAAGCGAAAGATTCTCGTCAAGATTTTTCAGACGATAGAAGAGAAGGGGATTGAGTATAAGACGTTTCTTGACCTGTTTAGCGGTAGTTCTGTTGTTTCTCTAGCAGCGAAGTGTTTGGGCAAGAAGGTAATCTCTAACGACTGTGGCCCCTTCGCTTTTGCTACAGCTATTGCACTTGTTCGCAATGATAACTGGTTAACTGAAGACGAGATGGAGACCTTAAGGACGAACAAGCCAAAGTCCCAGAAGCATATCGTTAGAGACCATTATGGAGATAAGTTCACGGAGTTTGAGTGTGATTTTTTAGACAGGTATCGCGCATCAATTGAAGATATTTCATCGTCAAAACAAGATCTTGCCAAAATACAAATTCTCCACTATGTGATGGACCATTGTTTCGTCGGTGGGAGACTGAACAAGGGGCAAGTTATTGCTGAAAGAGATCACAGGATCAAGCATGATCGAAACAAAGGAATGGAGATGAACTTTCTCGATATACCAAGATACGAACTAGATCTCAGGGTGCCTGCGAAATGTCATCTTGCTTACCACGAAGACGCTGTAGACCTTTTGAATAGCGACAAAGCAGATGAGGTAGATCTGTGTTATATAGATCCACCATACGGAGGTCAGCAGAGCGATTATTCGTTTATGTATAAGTTTTTTGATGATTATATCTCGAACGAGTGTTCTGTTCTACATAAAGGAGATATAGGTACAAAGTTCATTTCCTCGAAAAACTATTTGAATAATTTTACAGAGTTGATCGAAGCGGCTAGGAGGATTCCATTTCTCGTGTTGTCGTTTAACGATTCAAGTTGGGGAAAAATCGAAGATATTAGTAGTGTGTTACAAAAGGCGGGTCGAAAAGTTGATATAAGTGAAGTTAACTATGAGTACAAGTATAGAGCAGAGCACAGTGGCGGCAAAGAATATATCATAGTAGCGGAGTAAAAAGTGAAAGCCGAAGATCTAATCAAAAAAGCCCTACAGAAACCTGTAGATGGCATGGTTGACGGAGTCGTCATCATCGGTGACGGCAAAGAAGAAATTGAAGAGAAAAAGAATAAGCGTAAGAAAAATAGTCGCCACATATTGCCAGAAGATGTTAGCAAATGGACCCCCGCTCATTTCGTTACGTTTTCTCTCCGACAGTTCAAGGCTCGATACGGCAAAACATGGGGATTGAACTACAGTGCTCAATGCCAGGAGGTTCTAACTGTTAGAGACAGTCTTGTAGACAAATTCGGATACTGCGATAACGGTATGCTAAAAAGATATATCGTTTGGTTCTTTCGTAATCAAGCAGACTATTTTGTCGAGAAATCTGGAGAGTTTTTCTACTCTCAAATGCGCAAGGAAGTTCCTTTGTCTAGGTTCTTTTTGAACCATAGTATTGAATTGGGAACAAGTGACGACAACTTGGGTGATGAATTACCAGTTGAGGTTATGAATAAAAATGTCGAGTTAAGTATCAGTGACGCATTTTTACTAAACGAAGAAGACTTTGTGTTAGGGTTTGGGATTATCATTGCTGTCAACTGGTTGCTTGAGAAGAAGGACTTTTCCATGAGAGAAGCGATATACTACGTTTACAAAGCATGTCGCAAACCTTATGAGGAAGGCAAGTTCGATCAGATAGCAGATGTAACAAGAGACAAGGGACCGTACCCTAGTCGATTATCATTCTTAAGTGCCGATCAGTTAGCGAAGAAGATAGATCCGTCATTGTCCGTAGAGGTGGTAATGACAGAAGATGAACGACAGGATTTGCCAGTATGACAAATATAACAAACGAGAAGAAAAAACTACTAAAGACATATGCTAAGAAGTATTGCAATCTAGGAGATCCCTCTAAGTGCGAGAAGGTTCCCTGTACCTGTTTGTTGGCGGCTGAATATCGAGCATTCTTAAATATGACTGTTCCAGACGGATTTCGAGATTTTACGATCAGAGATTTTGTAGGAACGTTGAAAAACGGGTCAAGAATAGATCCAGAGATTGCTGTTGCTGCCAAGAAGAAATTGTTTCAATATTGTTGGGGAGATGTAAAAAAGCTAGATCGACTGTCAATGATTAGTGATTCTGACTTAGACAAAATGTCTATCATGCCACAAAGAATGGAGAGAGGTCACAACGTCGTCATCCACGGAGATCCCATACGACAGATTTCTAACGCTGCGGACGGACAGGGAAGAGTCATAAAAAGACTGCCGATGGGAAGAACGTTTATTGCTTCGATCATCACAAGAGAGGTCATTAAGCTAAGGCTGTCTACAAACTGCTCAAAATATACGATGGCGAACTACGAGTGGATTGAGTTCAATTCTCTTCTTTCATCTCTGACTGACTATAAGGACGAAACAGATCATCTAGAAACATGCGACTGGCTTGTAGTTGACAATATCCCAGAGTCAATTCTAGGGTCATCAAATGCGCAGAAGTCGTTCTTGCAGGGACATATTGATTCTTTCTTTGACAGTAGAATAAGTGGCAAGAGACCTACGATATTCGTTTTTAGGTTTGACGTAGAGAAGAGGATGACAGAGGTAGAAGACTTGTTGGGGGTATCTGTTTGCAAGACTATTGAAGATCCGAATACTTGTCTCATCTCATTGACGCAACGGAGGAAAGATTCAGAATGAAGGATGGATTTGAAACAGAAAGACATTTTTTGTCGCTATTGACTAGGCACAAGGATCTTGTTCAGGACTATATAGATGGCCCACTTACAGTGGAACATTTTAGTCCAGATAACCGTGTTGTTCTTCATGCAATAACATCGTGTCTTGATGATGATGTTCTTCTAACAAGAAAGGCCTTCTTGGATTTTGTAGGGAAACGAATCGGCAAGAAAAAAGACAGGGCAAGACTAGAGATTGTGTATGGACAGATATCGTTTGCGTCAGTTGATAGAAATGAATATCCAACATTGCGAGATCAAATTGTTAGCGACTATTTATCAGAGGGAGTTGCAAGCAGCGTAACAGACTTCAATGCAGATGTTGACGAACACGATGTTCGATTCGCTGTTGAAAAAATGGCAGATCGCCTTAACGATCTAGTAGTTGGAACTTCATGGAAAAAAAGTAAGATCGTTTATCAAGACATCAATGAGTTTACAACAGACCACATGGCATGGATGAGAGGTGTAAGAGACGGTAGCATCGAAGATGATGAATTCATATCCTTTGGGATTGACGAGCTTGATCAAACGTCTTCTGTAGGTCTGATCCCTGGTTCTTTGACATTGTTCTGCGGCGATGTTGGAGGCTACAAAAGCACGATGATGTTAAACGTTGGTGCTCATGTGTGGTGGAACGAGAACAGAGATGTATTGTTCGTCCCGCTTGAAATGCCTCAAAGAATGATGATGAATAAATTAATCTCAAGGCAGACGGCTACTCCGTTTGATCTTTTGAAAAGTCCAGGAGACATGACGGAAAGTCAATTTAATGCAGTAGCCAAAACGATAGAGAAGGATTGGCCAGAACATGAGTCCAGATTTTTCATCATGGATTCGTTTGAAGACAGAACAAAGGTTTCTGTAATTAAGAAATCGATTGAAAAACACCTTGAGATTTTCAAGCCTCGCCTTGTCGTAGTAGACTATATCGCTAACTTGCAACCAGACTCTGCTATGAGCGGTAGAAATGACCTTGAGATTGGTAATATGCTTAAAGACCTTCGTCATATGGGGAGACCCGGAGTTATCCATGATGAAGGATTCGCGATTGTCTCAGGCGCTCAGCTTGGACGAGAGGCACTGAAAAGAGTTCGTAAAACAAGCGGGGACAAGACAGTATTCAATTCTGAGGACATTCGAGGTTCTCACGAATATTCAGCAGACTCTGACTTCATGTATGCACAGATGCCAGATCCTCAGCAGCCAGACGATAAGCTTTGGCTGTATTGCATCAAATCAAGATATGGGAAGAAGACATTCCCGAACGGTTCTCATAAGGCGGTTCTGGATCTAAGTCCAAGCATGGGTTGGATCAAGAGTTCAGTCGGACTTTATAGTGGAGAAGATAGGGAAGAAATTTTGCAAAAGGCGATTGACGAATCTCCTAACGATCTGGACTTTAGTTCTACTTCGGAGACTACAACAGAATTGGTGGCAGACGATGTTTTTCCATCGAGTGCCGGCGCTGTTTCTGATGATTTCTTTGACGACATGAATAGAGGTGACCAATTAAAACAGGACTAATAAAAGCAATATTGGATGCCAACTCTTTGACAGATTACTTAACATCTGCGGGATTGCAGTCTTCTTTTTCTTCTGGCGGAAGGACTCGATACAAGTGTCCTTTGCACAATGATTCGGACCCGTCTTTTTATGTGTTTACTCAATCTGAATACGAATATTTTCACTGCTTTGGGTGTTCGGCCCACGGCGATGTGATTGATTTTGTATCCATGTATGAGAATTGTGATCTTCGTTCTGCAATGGCAAAATTGGCGAAGGGCCTTGACATACAGTATGACAAGATCCTAGAAGAGTACGCAGAGAGTATTCGATTCCACAAGTTAGAAAGGAAAACTCGTACTCTTGAAGAGATCTTGATAAGCCTTTCTCTGGTATTCCGTGCATATCTTGACTCTGTAGGAAACGACGCAGGAGAAGTTGACTTTATGGAAAAAGTATTTGATAAGATAGAGTCAGTAGTAGCTTCTGCCAATATTGATGAACTTGAAAAGATGGAACAGTTTATTATCGAAGAAGGCCTTAGAAGGAGAAGTGACAAGTTCCATTTTGAGGCAGAAAAAAAGCTACAAGAATCATCGATCAAGGATTGGATGGAATAGCATGGTCAAGAGTTACATAAAATGGGTTGGCGGCAAGAAGCAACTGTCAAGTTTTCTCATCCCCAGATTTCCTAAAACGTTCAGCGTCTATCATGAGCCGTTCTGTGGCTCTGCGATATTGTTCCTACTGTATTCTGACAGGGAAGGGGATGTTTTTTACCAGAAGCCACCTAGAGCCATTCTGAGCGACACAAACGAGCATCTGATCAACTGTCATCAACAGGTCGCTCATCATGTAGAAGATGTTGTAAAATTGATTCTTGAATTGGATACTAGATATATCTACGAAGATTCAGAGACGATATACAAAGAAATACGAAAAGAGGTTTCTTTACCTCTTAATTCAAGTGATCAAGACGAAAAATGCAAACGTGCTGCACAGTTCATTTTTATCAATAAGACTTGCTTCAATGGTCTATGGAGAGTTAACTCGAAAGGAAAGTTTAATACTCCTTGGAATCAAACTACTAGACTTTCGTTCTCTGATATGACGCTACATAACTGTTCTCGACTACTAAGGAATGCTGAGATTAAAGTCGGGGATTATCAATCAGAATTACTCAGTGCAGAGAAGGGTGACTTTTTCTTCCTCGATCCACCATATGAGCCTGTTTCAAGAACAGCTTCTTTTACTTCGTATACTAAATCTGGTTGGAGCGAAGAAGATACAGTAAAATTGAGAGACGCGATAAACGTGGCACGGGACCGTGGAGCCAAGATTATGATGACAAACAGCGATGCTCCTTTGATTCACGAGTTGTTCAAGGATTACAGTATTGAGACCGTTCAAGCTCATAGATTTGTAAAAGCAGTATCTGGAGACGAAATTAGAGAAAAAGTGACGGAAACTGTGGTAAAAAACTATTAGAATGATTCATGTCACAAACAAGAAAACGTATAGGGGAGATGGAGAATACATCGGTAGACCGTCTCCGTTAGGAAATCCTTTTTCTCACATCAAGAGCAAGTACGCAAGTATAATAGTCAAGACACGAAGAGAAGCAGTAGGAAAATACAGAGAATGGTTGGAGTCTCAGCTAGAAGATTCAGAAGCGAAGCAGGAATTTAAAAGACTTGTAGAGAAGTATAAGAAAGATGGAGAACTCTGTTTAATTTGTTGGTGTTCGCCTGCGGATTGTCATGGACACGCTTTAGCAGAGATGATTGAGGAGATTATTGATGAATGAAAACTATGCGAAAATCAAAGTCGAAAGGGTAGTGTGGCTATGCGATTGGCTAAGACGGCTGTTTCGAGTGCCGAGCTATATCTCTCGCGAATCAGCGATAAAAGCTTTGAAGAAGGCTTATTGGAACGGAAGCCATCCAACCCAGTTCGGCAAATTCTTTAAGGACATAGCCGAGGAGACGAGAGCGCTAGCTCTCAACTCCAGCAACGGTCACGTTCTAATGAGCACGACTGGCTACAAATCGATCTGCATTGTGGAGAACAAAATTGAACCAGAAAAGTGGGGGCGACTCCAATACGAGTTAAAGGAAAAGAAATGATTAAATATTCGGAAGTAAACGACATACCGATGCAAGTTGACGAAGTGAGAAACGAGATTATACTCGGTGACGTTTTGGATAGTTTGAGCCTAATCCCAGACGAATCCGTACATGTTGTTTTTACTTCTCCGCCTTATAATGTAGACATACCTTACGGAAATAAGGATGACAATATGCCGTGGGACAAATATCTCGAATGGCTGTCAGAGGTATGGAGGGAATGCTGTAGGGTACTTGTCAAGGGTGGTCGATTGGTAATCAATATCGACGCTGTCACAAACAGGGTTGACCCTGTTGAATCAAAAGAGTACGTTCGTCCAATCAATGCTGAACTGGTTTATCAGATGCGTCAGATCCCCGACATGATGTACAGATCTGAGATGGCGTGGTTTAAGCATCAAGTGGTTGGAAGGGCTACAGCTTGGGGATGTTATGACGACAAAACGAGGGTGATGACAAAAAACGGATTAAAAAGATTTTGTGATACAACTGATGAGGACGAGTTTACTACTCTTAATCAGGACACTATGAAGATAGAATACCAAAGAAGAGAAGGATACATATGCGCTCCATACGACGGCGAGATGTTTCATCTGAAAAGTAGTGATTTTGATCTATTAGTCACTCCAAATCACAACATGGTTTTGTGGAATAATTACAAGAAAAAAGTAGAGAAACGTGAGATTCAGGATTGTCCTAAATCTATAATGATTCCCCAGGGACACATGGGGCCAGAGAAAGACAATCCAGAACAAGATACTTTTGTTTTGCCAACAGTCGAATATGGAAAAAGAACAAAAAAAGAATATATCTGTGGAGAACAGTCTGTTGATATGGATGATTGGTTAAGGTTTCTTGGAATATTCTTCACTGACGGTAATGTTGATTTTAGTACAGAACGAAGGTGTTACAAGGTATCTATTTATCAAAAGAAACAGACCCATATGGAGGAAATTAAAAATCTTCTTGATAGGTTGCCTTTTTCGTTTACGTACAAAAAGAACAAGGATGAGTTTTACACTTGCGACAAGAGACTTGCGTATTGGCTTAACCAGTACTGCAATAAGAATAATAGAACGATTCCACTATTTATTCACGAACTGTCAGTGCGGCAAAAGAAGATTTTTATTGATTGGTTATTCATAGGAGACGGGCATAGAGGAAGGACGGATTATCTAGCTGTTTCATCTGACAGTTTTTCCGACTCGCTATCTTCAATCTTAACAGATGTTGGATATAAGTTTTCCATATCAAAGAAGAAAAAACAAGATTCACATCAGTTAAATGGACATGAAGTTGTGAGCAATGTTGAGATAAATATTATAACATTGAAAAAAAGTGACTTTTATCACATACATCATTCAAATGGAAATGTAAAAAAGGAACAGTATTCAGGCAACGTATATTGTGTACAGGTCCCCAACGGAATTCTGCTTGTTGAAAGAAATGGGTGCTTTTCTTGGTGCGGAAATTCCTACTGCAGTTGTTCCAACCCTGTCATGCGAAGAAATCACGAGTATATTTTAGTTTGGTCCAAGGGGAGCTACTGTCTTGAGGGAGACTCAGAACTGTCTGACATGACAGATAAGGAGTTTCAAGAGTGGACGATGAGTTATTGGTATGTTACTCCTGAGACAAGGAATATGGGAGGTCATCCGGTACCTTTTCCAGAAAAGTTGGCAGAGCGAGTAATTAAACTGTATAGCTATCGCGGGAATACTATTCTTGATCCGTTCGTCGGATCTGGCACAACTTGTGTAGTTGCGGCACAGAATGCAAGAGAATTTATTGGTATTGACAACAATGAACCATACGCAGAATTTGCAGAGAGAAGGATTGAGGTAGAGTTGTCATCTGTTTTTGCACCAAGCTATAAACCTCGATCTGAACGACTAAAAAAGTCAAAGATAGATCAGGAAGACAAAAAAGACAAAAAAGAAGTTCCACAGGTATTCGAATGAGCAGAGAGATAGAGATAGGTATCAACTTTACAGATGTAACCCTACAGCAGACCGATGGAGAATACGATGCTGTACTGGAAATATTCAGGTCAGAATTCCCTTATACTGACGATTGGATGATCTCTTCGACTGTAACTATAGACAATCAGTTTGGCATGGCAAGCCTTGTTGTTCATTTTTTTGCTGATCGATCTACTAGGATTTTGGAATATTCGCCATCTGTTGGGAACGTACTATATAGTCCAGATATAGGGCTGTTGAGTGGATGGTTGCAATCTTCTGGCTGGGGAGTTCCATCTCCGCATCCTGATCTTGTAAGATCTAATCTTGAATTCTGGAAGCACCACTGGAGTACTCTCTTGGTTGATTCGGAATATCTAGATAAAGTTTTCGGCGAGAGACAACACGCTAACCCCGATTGGGATGGTGAGCCAGACAGCTATGAAGATGAAGAAATTGAAGAATAATCGTCAGAAGAGACGAAATAGATTTATCTGCTCCCGCCAAGAAACCCCCTTCCTTCAGGGAGTGGATAAATTGGCGCACTTATTATTTGAATCATCTAAAGTTTTTTCTTTCCTTAGGTCGAATATTATAATATAACTGTCGGGACGACAGGGTTAGCTCACTAAATATATCAGGTTATTAACTGGTAGTTCGTGAGAATCCCCTTTAGGTAGGGGAGGTTCAAGGAGAACTTATATGCCTATTAAAACTAACACAAACATTATCATTGAATTCGACTGGGAAAGTACGTCAGATCCTGAGCAGCCAGTACTCAGCGTGAAGCATCATCTCATTAATGGAATCCCAACAGTATCCACATCTGCGGATGGGAATGAATGGTTTAACTTGCCAACTGAATTTTTTGTTGAGGTTATTCAATTCTTGAACTCCAAGGGAGTAAGTTTAAAGGTTCCTACGGAACAGAGAACAACTGGTTTAAAGTCTGTAGGTCTGCCTGTTAGCTCTGGTCTTGTGACAGATGATATAAGTTCGACGTTTGTTGATCCTCCACAGACTTCTACTGCTTCACAACAGCCTATTGATGGTAGGTTGCCGTTACCAATGATACAAAAACAAGGCAGCGTAGACACCGTTAGAAGAGATGTGAGTATGGAGGATATCGCTGACATAGTTCCCATTGAGAATCTTGAAGGACTGGGGAATACTCCGATGCTCGGTCACCAATCGTCAGAAAAGACAGAATCGGCAAGAGCACGTCGCCAGCGACTTGCAGAAGAGGAGAGGGAAGATTATTCTCGTCCTGTAATTCGTGGAGATGAGGCTTCGTCAGCAGCCCAACGAGGAGCGAATCTTGACAAATCAATTCGCAAGTTGTAATGAAGTATAGACATAAAACAGTTCCATTGACAAAGGTAATTATAAGTCACATAGGTGTCATAGAACCTTTGTGCAATAGCTGTAAGACTAGAGATTGTGAACATCTTGTTGAGCCAAAAGATGTAAGCGTCATGGGGATCAAAAAGCCGTGGAGAGTTGTTCGTCAACGAGGAGACTCTGCTGTGGTCGTTAGTTGCGAAGGATACTCTAACTAATGCCAGTTTATGTTTTCTTAAATCCAAAGACGGAAGAAGAATTTGAGATTCTACTTCCACCCAGTAAAAGAAACGATCCATATGTAACGGAAGATGGGGTTAAGTGTAAACGTATTTTGTTCACGAAGGGGTCTGGCGGGAAAGGAGTCATCGACAAGAATGCTGAAGTTTGGGAAAAAGATTCACATTACGTGAAGCAGATCAATCCTAAATATGTTCGTCGTCGTGATGGCATCAAAGAAAAATACGATCCGACTCGACATTGTTGAGAATTCTTTCAGTAGTGGAAGCTGTTTGGTTATACTTGTTTCATTGAAGTAGATGAACAAATTCCACTAGACGGAGAAAAACAATGGATCAAATAACAGACGTAGATGCTATCCTTAATGAGGTAGTAGCCGTAAGCAAAAATCACAAAAGAACAGTAGCTATCTGTTCTCAAACATTTAGACGAATGGGATATGAGATCAACGAAGAAGACTCTTCTAACGCAATCGACATGATTGTTCAAAAAGACGGAGAAGCATATTCGCTTTCTGTATTCGACGATGACTGTATTGGCGATCAATATCTAAAAATGCCAGTTTGGTCTACTGGCTCCGGACAAACTGTATTCAATACAGATGCTAACTCTGTCGCCATTCATAAGGATAAAGATATTTATCAATTCGATTCTTCTTATCTCCGAAAATGCTTGGGAAAAAAGGTAACATCCATGCGAGAAGGTGAAAAGATTTCTTATACAAGAAATAGAACCGCCGCCATCGCTACCAAGTATCTACAGGCACAATATAATGAGTCAAGAGATTGTTATGATCTTGTTTTGTATGTGCCTCTAGATGTGGTATCTACAAAGATGGAAGTACAAGTTCTACATGGGAAAGATAATGGATAGAAAGTTTTCTAACAAGCAGTTCGTTCACTGGCACGTTCACAGCGAATTCTCCTCATTCGATGGTCTTGGTAAAATTTGCGATATAGATGCAAATAAGCCAGAAGATAATCTGGTCTTGATGGCCAGAAAGATGGGGTTCCCCGCCTTGGCTATTACAGATCATGGTAATGTCGGAGGTCTCATTAAGTTCATGGCAGCATGCGCTGCGACTTCTGATAAAGATGGCAATGAAATTCCATATCCGAAGATAAAGCCAATCTTAGGATGCTTAGTGCGAGGACAGGAGATCGTGACTGTAGACGGCATTAAGGCCGTAGAAGAGATTGCTGTTGGCGATCTTGTTCTAACGCATCGTGGAAGATTCCGAAGAGTTGTTAAGACGATGGCTCATAAACATGTGGGAAAAGTATTCACGTTGAAATTTGCTGGATGTTCGAAAACACTGACCATAACCGACGAGCATCCGGTTCTGATAAAGACTATTTCTGAACAAGAGCCTGCTGACGAAGATCGAAGTTCAAATGTAAAATGGGTTCGCGCTGACGAGATAGTTGCCGGGCGAAAAGGGAGAACGCTTGGCTATTCAACGTATAATTCGTATGCGTGTCTCCCAAAGATTAAGTGCTTCAATAATTCTGTGGATTCTGCTCAGTATCTTCCAGACAATCTTGGGGGCGTGGGTGGACCGATAAAAAAAATATCCAAGGGAAATAAATATGAATCATTAGATGGGTGGGACTTGCCGTGCAGTTTTGAGATAAGTAGAGATATTGCTTACTTTATGGGATTATTTGCTGCGGAGGGATCTTTTGGAAGAAAAGAGACCGGAGAGGTTAACGGAGATTGCTGTTTTACTTTTGGATTACATGAGCAACACTTGGCAGACAGGGTTCGCGACATAGCGTTGCAATCTTTTGGCTTATCGTCTCATATATACCACAGACCAGATAAAGGAAGTATAAAAGTATCTATATGCTGTTTGCCTTTGGCGTATCTTATTGAAGGAATGTGTGGTTCCGGATGCACTAATAAAAAAGTTCCAAAGGAGATTATGACTGCTACAGAATATCTACAGTCAGCTTTTATAGATGGAGTTTTTGATGGAGATGATAGCAATAGTAAACAAAAAACGCTGAGAGTAACTTCTAAGCTTCTAGCCTATGGCGTTCGGAACTTGTTGGTCAATAAAGGTTGTTGGTCAACTATCGAAGAGTCAATCTCAAAAGACAGACAAACTATTTATTCAATTTCCTACTCTACTGAAAGAAAATACGCTAGGACAGATCAAGATCAAGATAACGATTACGTTTACAAACCTATTGCGGAGGTGTCTTGTGAGGAGACTCAGGCTGATGTATTTAATTTTGAAGTAGAAGATGACAATAGTTACGTTACTGATTGTATACTACATAATTGCGAACTATACCTGTGTCGTAAACACGAATATGGATCAAAAGAAAAGGCAGCAATATCTGGAGGGTTTCAGAAGGACGGGAAGAAAGGCAACAGACACATCAATCTATATGCGATGAACTGGGAAGGGTATCAGAATCTTTGTACGTTATGTAATCTTGGTTATACTGAGGGTTACTCTTTTGGTGCTGCAAGGATTGACTTTGAACAGTTAGCGGCGCACTCTAAGGGGCTAATGGGTGGCTCTGCATGTCTGTCTAATATTATTAATTCCAATCTATTGAATGATGATTACGATAAGGCCTTGAAGTCGGCTGCTGCTTTTAAGGAAATCTTTGATGGAAACTTCTTCTTGGAGATAATGTATCATGGAATCCCAGAGCAGAAGCTAATTATCCCTGACATCTTAAAAATTTCGAAAGAGTTAGATATCCCGGTCGTAGCAACGAACGACATACACTACATTAGAAAAGACCAATATATGTCGCATGAAGTTTGGGTTTGTGCTGGAACGCATAGTAGCTTACCTGAACCTAATAGAATGCATTTTGATTATGCGGAAATGTATCTAAAGTCTGCGGAGGAAATGGCAAAAGTATTCAAGTCAGTTCCTCAGGCGTTAGATAATTCTTTTGCTCTTTCTGAACGAATCGACACTAAGGATATCCAGGATAATTTATTCGGAGGCATGAGGCTTCCGGAATTTGTTATCCCGAAGGATTTTAAAACACCATTGCAATACCTCGTTCATTTGGCAAAAGAAGGAATGAAAAGAATTGGATGGGATCAGAGCCAACCACATATCGATGCTTTGCGAAAAGAGCTACTAGATATTAAGGTTGCCCTAGATAATAACGGTTATGATTTTGCGACGTATTTCTTGATTGTGTCTGACTATGTACAATACGCTAAGAACAACGGCATTATTACAGGTTGTGGTAGAGGCTCTGGTTATGCTAGCATATTGCTTCGAGTGTTAGGGATTACATATGGACCTGATCCTTTAAAGTACGGTCTTCTCTGGGAAAGGTTTCTTGGATTTGACTCTAAAAGGTTCTTCCTTGAAGAAGACTTTGGATTCAAGAAGAAGGTAACGGCAGAGCAGCTACTGGAAAAAATGGAAGAATCAAGAGATATAGAAAATGATGCTGGCGGAGTAGATAGGTATTAAGGAAAGATTATGAACAGTGTAGCATTTAAACATCCAGACGACAACCACGGCGGCAACAAAAAAGGTGCTATGGCACAGGCTATGTTCGAAGCGATTCTAGAAAATGGAAAAAAAACAAGCATCGTGGAGTGGAAGAAGACAGGTAGGGCAGAAGACGTCAAAGGCGTAGATTATATTGTCAACAACAATGGGCATATAATGAAGATAGGGGTGACATCGTATTGGGTATCGCAATTTCCAAATCATATTAGGATGAGGATTGGAGCAGAGGGGGGAAGAATCCCACATTTATTCAATTCGACAGCAACACACTGGGCAATTTACTCTTCTGCTAAAGACAAGTTTTACATCTACCTAGTTTCAGAATTACAAGACTTCATGAAGTTGGCGTTGAAATCAATAGACATTCGTGACTGTAGGGTAGCGGACGCCATTGAAGATAACGTTATTCAAAGAAGAAAGAGAAAGACATACGGATCTGCTGACCTATTTTATTATCCGACACTGACAGCACTGGAGGTATTGAATCATTCAGTAAAACCTGTCCTTGAGGAGTCTAATATAGGCGTAGTTTACAAATAGAGGATAGAATGTCAGATAAATCAAAATTTCGAGTAGAGATTGAAAAAAGCATTACAGTCAAGGATGCTGACATATTGAAAAAAATAGATGAGGAGCTTAACCTCATGGAGAGCACAGAAGGTGTCAGCAGCAAGTCTAATCTAGAATCGTTTTACAATTTGTGGAAAGACAACATAGGTAGCGTTGGAGACAAGAATGTTAGCAACTCGTGGACAGCTTTTGCAATTGGTATGACTACCAAGAAACCAGACGGTGAGTTTCTCCCTCTTCGTAGAGCATTCGCTAGAGCAAGTTTTCCTGATATTGATGTTGATTTTGATGACGAAAAGAGATCTGATATTTACGAGTATCTCATCGATAAGTACGGAAGAGACGCTGTTGGAAATATCGGGACATATTTAAGGCAAAAAATAAAATCATCGATTAAATCCGTTACTCGTGCAGTAGACGCCTCTAACTCATTTTATAAGGGGAAACAAGAGTGTACTTCTGCTAATTTTGAATTAGCAAACGAAATCAATCAAACTTTACCAGTAACGTCAACCGGGATAATACGTTGGACAGACAGTGATGGAAAAGACATTAATATCAAATCTTTAGATCAGGCATATAGATATATCCCTGATTTTAAAGACTACATGGATCGTTATCCAGAGATCCTTCGCCATGCGAGAAACATTGAGTGCCTTGGTGGTGCATTCGGTCAACACCCATCTGGCGCTGTTATCTCGGATGTTCCGTTATCTACGTTGTGCCCGCTTAGGGTAAACAAAAAGGGTTTAGCAACACAGTTTGCAATGGAAGATCTTGAAGCTATCGGGTTGATTAAGTTTGATATTTTGTCGCTTGCTGCTATGACTGTAATCCGAGATGCTTGTGGACTTGTTGAAAAGAACTATGATTTGAAGTTGGATATTGAGGATATTCCACTAGACGATGAGCCGACATTATCATTGTATCGAAGTGGACAACTCAATGGAGTATTTCAATGTGAAAATGGAGGAATGCAGCGGACAATGCGAGATATCGGCGTGACATCGTTTGATGACATCATGGCAGCGGTTGCTCTGTATAGACCAGGACCCATGGATAACATTCCCGAGTACGTTGCTCGCAAGAAGGGCAATAGCCCGGTGGAATATTTTCACCCGGCTATTGCTCCCTTCGTGAAGCCTTACCTTGAGAAAACATATGGAGTCCTCGTCTACCAAGAGCAGGTTATGCAGATTTGTAACTCTCTTTGTGGATTGACGATTACTGATGGTTACGTTATGATTAAGGCAATCGGCAAAAAGAAGATTTACTTGATGAATAAGTTTGAAAACAAGTTCATCCAGGGCGGAGTAAACAACGGTATCCCAGTAGATGTCATGAAACAGTATTGGGATAGGTTCATTGTTCCGTTCTCTGATTACGGTTTCAACGCAAGTCACTGTCTGTCTGGCGGGATGAGGGTTAGAGATAAGATTACTGGCTCTTTTTGTACTATAGAAGATCTAGAGACTATTGATTCAAAAGACTTAGATGTCGTTCTTGACTCTTACGCTGACGGAAAATTTGTAGAAGATAGACTTATTGATGTGTTCTGTACTGGCGAGAAGGAAGTCTTTTTCGTGCAACTTTCAAATGGGATGGAAATTGAATGCACAATGAAACATAAATTTCTTTGTTCAGATAGAGAGATAAGAACATTGGAAAATATTATCCAAGGAGACTATGAGATACTGTCGGGGTTCATTATCAGTGAAGAACCAGTAGCAAAAGTTAATGAGGAATATTTAAAGCGAAATCACAAAGTTATCTCGATTAAGAGTATCGGTAAAAGAAAAACATACAATATGACGATGGAGTCAGAGCAACACAATTACGCACTGTATGACAGTGAGAATGATTCAGAGTTTGTTATTAGTCGAAATAGTTGCTGTTACGGTTATATTTCTTATCAGACAGCTTACCTCAAGGCGAATTATCCAGATGAGTTTGCTTGTGCGTTTTTGAATTCTTTCTCTCGTAGAGCGATGTTTAAGAGTGCGAGTAGCTGGGAACAGGTTGAGATGATGGAAAAGGATGCTAGAAGGAGTCTTGGGATTAAGATTCTTCCTAGAAGATTGTCCGATTGTAGCCTTGAGTATGCTGTCGTTCGAAAACGGGATGAGTCAAAAGGGATTTTACAAACAGAAGTAATTCCATCAATTTGTTGCAAGGGGCTTGGCTGGGAGAAGGCTAAGGAAATTGTAAAACATGCGCCGTATGAAAGTCTTGAAGACTTGGCTATCAAAACGGAGAGTAAAACTGTTACGAAAGAAGCGATAGCGTCTCTGATTGACGCAGGTTACTTTGGACAAAAGGGGCAGCGATTAAAAGATGAACTTCTTGTTAAATTCGGGAAGATCCGAAATGGAATAAAAGCATCGAAGGCAAAGGGAATAGATTCTTCTATCAGCGTATTCTGAAAGAAGTGAGAATACTCTGTGCTAAAATAGTTTCTACCACAATAGGAGAAGAATAATGGAAGACAAGATAACAAAAGTACGTAAGGAAATTTCTAGGACTATTCAAACTAAACCTTACGAATCCCTTGTAGTTAGCTGTTCATGGGAAGATGAGATTAAATGGAAAAATCCAGAAGAGAGGCAGGAAAAGCTTGACAAGATCACAAATGCTGGTCTTGTTGATTTTAAGAGATCCTTTATGACGATTCAACGAGATCTAGGAGTAGAAGTAAGAGATGTTGGTGTCACTCTAAAGGAGGCAGACGGCACTGTTAAGACAGGAACGATTCAATCTACTTCTGCGACTGAAGAAGCTGAAAAAATAAAGGCTGAAGATAATGACTTTTTTGACGGGATCTAAAAATGAACAAAGCAGTACTTGAAGATTTGAAAGAATTATTTCCTGAGCCTACAGACAACAGGAGTGGAGAAACTGGAGAATATGACTCAGGAGACTCCGCACAGGGTTTTGATGACCTAGTTGGCGACATTGGCGACATGATTGGTGATGACGCACTTGGTTCTCCTGTTTTAGAGGTCGCTGAGACGGTCTCAGATGATAAAAGTGAAGAAACCGTCTCTACGGTTGAAGAAACTGCCCCAGAGGTCATAGAGACATTACCGACCATCACAGAGCCTTCTGTTGAAGAAAAGACTGTAGACAATAGTGGAGATTTTGATGCTGATGATCTTTTTGGAAAAAACGAGTCAAGTTCAGAGGAATTTTCTTACGAAGATGGTAATATAGATACGGAAACAACCTGTACTGTTGAGGAACCCGACGAGGGTGAGTCAGAAATGATTCATGCTGAGGACTCGGAAACTGAGACAGTACCAAAAAAGGTTGAGACAGCCGAGGTACAGCCTCCAGAGGACATACCGTTTGACTCCGCAGATTCCGGAGCAGACGAACTTCCACATGAGGTAGAGAGTATCCAGGCCAATGTTAAGGTAGAAAAGAACGTGCGAATAGTGGATGGAAAATTTCAATGGCTCCTCAACTCTCCAGTTGAAAAGTTCGAGCCTTTCTATGAAGCAAAGCGAGAAATGCTTTGCGATCTCTTACCTGATGGACAGGTCCCTTTTGATCAATACCGAAAAGATTTACAGTCAGCGTCTGTTGACTTGAACGTTCGGAGTCTTGATCCAAATGAACTCATGAACAAGATGACAGAAGTCCAGCAATGGCACGAACGGATTTCTGCAATCATGATTCATGTAGATTCTCAATACTACATATGGGAGCGAGTGGTAGAACTCCTTCACGGAGTTTTAGCACGTCGCGAATATGAAAAACCAGCATTGAAACAAGATGGTGTCGTATTTGTTCACATGCGTGATTTTGAATTATATCACAGCAAATTAAAATCATTGCACCATCTTGGTTCAATGATCTCAAAGAACCTTGATACGGCTCGCGAGACATTGAGTAGAAGAGTCACTATTGCACTTAACGAATGGCAAGTTAGAGACAGATATCATCAACCACAAAAAGAAACATTACCACCTACCCGCACTTCTGCGGAAAGCTCAACGGAGAGCGATCCACTAGAGGACTACGATGAGCTTAACGGTGCTCCAGCGCAGCCCTCTCAGAAAGCAGATGAGCAAAATATAGAGGTAGATTGGTAGCACTTAACCGTTAAAATAGGAGTTTGTATAATGGCAAACACAGTAGAATGGGACGACATCGCCCCACAACAGTCCGGCGGAGGTTCGAGTGGATCAGATAGGTTCGTAAAGTTGGCAGCAAACACAAGTGTATTGTTTCGCCCACTGAAGAAGCCTGTTGAGTTCTACAAGGTAGGAAACAAATTCAACGGCAGATATCGTAGTTGCGTTATCAGCGAGACTGATCTTGAGATTTTTAAGGCTTCTCATCCGGACATTCGTCCGTCGAAGCGTAGAGCTTGTCTTGGTTTTGAACGTTCTGATAATGTGTTAAGAATCCTTGAAGGACCTCTTAGTATGTTTGACAATTTCAAGCCCTACAAGACGATCACTGGCAAGGAGCCTGGTGGGAATGATGGCGGCGATTTTAAGATCGACACCATGTGCCCGTCTGGCGTCAAGGACAGGAAGACTACATATGGTGTTGACTTCCAGCCGCCAGCAAAACCCTTCACTGCGGAAGAGAGGGCACAGTGGGACGAAAAGAAGAATGACCTCGATCTGAAGGAGATCTTCAAGCCACAGAGCATGGAAGAAATCGAGCGTCGTCTATTCTCGGATGACGAACGCCCAGACAACGATCAGGCGCAGGCACAGACAAAAGTAGTCGCAGCGCCAGCAGAAGCAGAAGGATCAACAGCCACAGTAGCACCACCAGCGGGCGGCGATGATCCGCTAAACTGGTAACCCAGACAGGAGGATAAGTAATGTCGAAAATGAAAAAGAGTGACGTAGACGACAGTTTGAAGAATTTAGGAGGTTTTTTCAGAAAGGGAGCGTCTACACGTTCGCCTGGGAATATTCCCACTGGACATTTTAATCTCGACTTCATTTTGCATCACGGAGTTAATCCTGAGTCGGTTGATTTTGGAAGTCTTGAGGGGTACGACCCCAGCCACAAGCTGGGGCTACCCCTCGGGAAATTAGTAGAACTCTACGGAGAAGAGGGTGCTGGTAAATCATCTTTGGCATACCGCGTTTGCGGTTATGCTCAAAAAATGGGATTACTGGCATGTTGGTTTGACGTTGAGCAGTCTTGGTCCGATGATCTTGCAAAGATTAATGGCGTTGATAGATCGTCCATTATTTTCTCAGATCTAATCAATGACGAAGATCCTGACACCGTATATGCAGCAGAAGATGTATTTGATAACATGATTAGTGTTATTAAGGAATTGGGTCCTTCAGGCAAACTTGGAGTCGTTGTATTAGACTCCGTTGCAAGTTTGCTCCCAAGGGCGCAAAGGGATAAAAATGCTGGAGAAAAGACAATCGCTGAAGTTGCTAGATTGATGAGTGAAAATCTCAAGAAGGTTGTGAACTGGGCATCGAAGCATGGTGTTTTGGTAATCATGATCAACCAGATTCGAGAAAAGGTTAATATTGCATGGGGAAACCCTGAAACAACACCAGGTGGCAAGGCATTGAAGTATGCTGCCTCCGTTCGACTTCGCGTTGGCAAAGCTAATAAGGCTGGCGAGATTTGGATGTCAATGGATGGAATAGGAGAAACATTGATTGGTGCAAAGGCAAAGGTTAAGATAGATAAGAACAGATTTGCTAAACCTTATCGAGATGCTATAGAGGTTCCTGTATATTATGAACCTTACTTCCCGACGCTTGACGAGATTATCTTTGATGTCGCGAGACAATTGAAGATTGTAAAGCCCTATATGGGGGAATACAGATGGAAAGAAGTAGACGCCAAGGTCGTTGGAAGGTTAAACTTCATCGAATACCTGAGACTAGAGTCATTGTCCGACAGGCTGTTGGCTCAAGTCTACAAAGAATCACAGAATCAGAATGTGCTATTGCCGCCTGAGTTGTCAATAGCTATTGACGAAAAACAATCAGATATAGAACAGTATCTGAACCCAGAAGAAAAAGAAGAAAAAAGTGGAACAGAAGTGGGTAAATCGGCTAAAGGATCTCGAAAGAGAAAAGCTAGTCCAGAAGGCAAGTGAAACCCTCTGGACCGATGAAGGCGTAGATGCCCTCAAGTACCTATCAGGGGAACGTGGCTTATCTGAATCTGTTATTCGTAACTTTCAGGTAGGCTATGTTCCTCTGCGGGTAAATCATCAACTTCGAGGAAGATTAATAACACCGATCTATACTCCAAGTGGGGGATTAGTTGCTGTCTCTACGAGACATCTAACAAAGAAGCGTGAATTTTGGCATGAGGAATATGACAAAAGCTTCAACTTGTACGGTATACAAGTTGCGAAGAAAGCGATGCTGAAGTACGGACGAGCCTTAGTCGTTGAAGGGGAATTTGATGTCCTAAGCTTACACTCTCATGGAATGCCTTTTTCTGTAGGGTTGCTGGGAAGTTCATTCACTATATTTCAAGCAGCCATGATCGCTAGGTACGCTAGAGAGATCTATGTCATGTTTGACGGCGATGAAGCAGGACGGGCTGCATTTGTTAGAACAAAGAAGATGTATGTGGACGACTTAGAGGGTATGATAAAGCTAATCCCATGTCGTCTACCGGATGACTACGACCCTGACAAATTTATCAGGGAACGGGGATTAGCTGAATTTACTAACCTAATGAAACAAAAGAAGGACTGACATGGCTGAAAAAATGTACATCCCGCCAGATATGACATCGTTGATGGGACTTGTAGACACTCACATGAGATGGAAACAAAAGCAGGAATCTGGAGAAAGATCGTATCTCAAGTACCATCCCAGTGAATGGGGGGCCTGTCTTAGGGTACAACAGTATAGACATCTCGCTAGTAGAGGTTTTCTTGACGTAAGGGCGTCAGAACATCCTGGCCGAATTCTTCGTCTTTTCGATGTTGGTCACTCCATGCACAGTAGATGGCAACAACAGTATTTTGCTGATATGGGGATTATGAGAGGAGTTTGGGTTTGTCCACGATGCGTCAAGAAGTACGGAGAAGGCGAAAAGTGGGGAGACTTTAGACCAGAAGAATGTACTTGCGGTCATAAAGGATTCTTCCATTACGAGGAACTGACTGTCGATTCAGAAGAGTTAAATATCAGAGGTCACGTTGATGCACTTCTTGACTTCTCTAGGTTTGATCCGAAAAAGTATGATGGCGTTAGAAAAACATTCAACTTCAACTACCTTCCAAAAACTCCAATCGTCGTAGACATGAAAACATGTTCTGATTGGCAATGGAAAGGTCAGGTCATGAAGCATGGAATTCACAAGAAATACATTGTTCAGCTAAGTATCTATATTCATCTTCTTGGCGTTGAATATGGCGCAGTCGTCTATGAAAATAAAAACGATTCGACTGTTGCTGCTTTCAAGGTTGAGCATAGCGACAGGATTATCGAGACGATTAAATGGCAAGCCAAGAGGATGCAAAGCTTAGCGAATAATATTGATAAAGACACTGGCAAGGCGAGACCAAAGCTCCCGCCACCGAAGCCAGATGATAAAAGTTGTTGGGATTGTGGGAACTGTGAGTTCTCAGATCTGTGTCATGCCTCTCCGGTCTGGGATGACGCGGAACGTTTGAAAGATATGCAACAGGAGTTTTACCGAAATCTATTGTAGTTCAATGCCTTGTGCCGATGTGCTTAGTAGAAATACAAGCCTCACAAGGAGAAAAAAATGGCTACAGATGTTAGAAGCGAAGAAGTAGATCCGGCACTATTAAAAGTTAATGGAAGTCGAGGAAAAGACGTTGATAAAGCATACGTCAAACAACTTGCAAATGCGATTCTTAAAACGTTTGAGAATTGCAAAATTGCCAAACTGAGATGTGTTGGTGCAGCAGCAGTCAACAATGCAGATAAGGCAGTAATTATTGCTTCAGGAGAAGCAAGCAAGCGTGGGATTGAACTGGTAGAAAAGAAAAGTTTCACGGTTGTTGAATTTGGAGACGTAAAGAAAACAGGAATACTAAAAGAGGTGTTCCAACGATAGGAGAAAGATTATGAACGGACCAGTAGTAGGAATGAAGAGTGTAGTAGAAGCAATGAATCAAGGAACCTTAGTCGGACTTGAGGACGCGAATAGTATCGAGGCTGCGATTGAGATTATTAGTAGATACGAAGAGAAGATCGCGGACCTAAAGGCTTTCAAAAAAGCGAAGATGGAAGTAATTAATCAAGATATCGAACAGTCTCAAGGGAAAGTAGAATTTTTACGTTCTCTAGTCATCGCTACCTTGAAGAAGGCAGGTAAGAAGTCTTTAAAGTTCCCCGGCCTTGGTAAAGTCACAAGAAGTGAACTCAAGGGAACGTGGAATGTCACGGACGAAGAAGCGATGTTGAAAGTTCTAGCAGATGCTGGCGAGAACGAATGCTTTGAAGAGGTATCGACAACTAAGATCAAGAAGACTCCTTTGAACAAATACCTTGACATGTTGAAGGGGATTGACAGTCTTCCTGATTGTGTAGAACAAGGTCCAAGTAGGGATTCGTTGAAGATTGCTTTTGAAGCACCAGTTACGGATACATCTACAGTTACTGTTGTAAAGAAGCAAGCTATTGATCTAGATCTTGATACTTTGGTCATTGATGCAAATGCTGTTGATTTCTCTTAATAGGAAGAGCCATGACAAAGAAAAAGGATAGACGGATAGACAAAGCCATCAGGGACATGAAGGTCTTATACAAGACGATTCCAGAGACCAAGGGATGTCTTGACAATATCAATAAAACAGAAGAAGATGGCGGATGCGGAGGTTGGTGCTGTAGAATTCAATGCCCACAGTCTCTGTATATTGAGTTTCTTAATGCTTGGAGAGTTGTTATCAATTGGGGGCCGGACGATTTTGCAGATTTGCTAGAGAGATGTTTGAAAAACTATTTATCAGATGGACCAACGAAGGGTTGTGTTTTTTGGGATCCAGAAACAAAAATGTGCGGCATTCATGATCAGAGATGTTTTAACTGCTTTTTGCCGGATACCTGGATATTTACTTCTTTGGGACCAAAAAGGATTGGACACGTTTTGGCGGGGGACAAAGTTCTTGGAAAGGATGGAGAGTTCCACGATGTAATATCAACGGTATCTCGTCTTTATGACGGCAAGGTATATGCTCCGCACCAGGGAGGAAGTCAACTTGATTGTTGGAGTACATCAGACCATTTGTGGCTTTCCTCTAAACAAAAAGATAAAAGGAAAAAACTAAGGCCGCGATGGATAAAAGCTTCATCTTTAGAGAAGAAAAGGACAAAAAAGGAAGGAAATTATTTATTGTTCCCTTATGTGGGTACGGGGGGTGGAGAAACTTGTCAATCCATATCGCGTATTGATGTTTTAGATCACATCAATGGAGAGGAACTTGGTAATACAGTAATTCCTTTTACAGGCAAAAAACGCAATCCAATTCCCAGATATATACCTATTGACGATGGTTTTTGTTTATTCTAGGGATATACCTCGCAGAAGGATACAGTTCTCAACAAACTGTGAGTTTCTGTATGAATGTGTCCGAGAAAGCATATTTAGATAGAGTTGCAAATTGGATGAAGAAGATGGGGTTAGAGTACAAATTCTATAAACAAAAAAACAATTTAGTGTTGAAGTCTTGTTCTTGTCTTCTTGGAAGACTTATGAAGTCGTTATGCGGTAACCTGTCCTACAACAAGAGGCTTCACGAGTCCATTTTTGATCTTTGTTCTTATAGCGAATTGATGGACATATTCTACGCCTGGGACATCGGAGACGGGATAGTTGACAAGGACAGGCTGGCTTATTCTGTTACAACAACATCAGAGTCTCTTGCTATTCAAATGCAGCAGATACTTGTGATGAATGGAATCTATCCGAGAGTAAGAAGAAATGATAGTAGAAAAAGAGAAGTTTCTTATTGCCTTCTTGTAAATCACAGTTCGTTAAGCTCTAGGAAAGATTTTGGGAAGGGTAGCTGTTTAATGAGGGACGAAAAGTATTTTTACGCACCAATCTCTGAGATATCGAGTATGAGATACAATGGTCCAGTAATAGATATACAGGTTGATGGGGTAGAGTCATTCGTTACTGCTTCTGGAATTGCACATAATTGCAGGATTTATGGGATTACTCCTTACGAAGAGTTCCATCCTAGATACGAGAAGATTAAGGAAGAATTAGGAGATAGTATCGACATTGATATACGAGATCAGTGCGATAAGATTTCTACAGCAGATAGGACAGAAGTCACCACAGGAATGACAAATTCTTGGTGGAAAGACCTAGTAAACATAGAGGTAGATGCTGGGATTAAGAAGAAGTTTATTCATGACGGTCCTGGTGGATCGTACTTGACGTATCATGATCATCTTCTGATTAAGGTTCTGCCAGAAGCAGTAATGAGGAATCTTGAGATTGCACGAAAGCATGGAGACAGAACCGAGAAGAACCAGGTCATTAAGGGTATAGTCGATGCGTTTCGAAAGAATCTAAAAGTTCAAACGGAGAAATTAAATGAGCGAACTAAGGAAACTAAGGCTGAGTGATTATGAGTATGATGCAGATAAGGATTTGATCCTATGGCATGTACGAGACGAGACTGATAAGGACTCTTCTCCTTCAGAGTATACTCTCGCTTGGCTTGGTTCCGATTTGGGTCGCCAGTTCGGTATCGAAAATTCATTGCCGCCTGAAATCGTTGTAAAGTTCTCGGAAGATATGAAGAACAGGGCAGAGCCATTCTTAATGGAAGCAATTGTTACATCGCGTCACGAGGCTGCACTTGCTAAACTAAAAAGTTTTAGAGCGGATGATGGAGAAGTGGGGACGATGGGGGAATCTTTTGACACTGAATTTAAGGAAATGCACGACGACATTGATCGGTATCCGTTCAAGGAAGTTTGTGAGAAACTTAGGGAAGGATCTGAGGAATGAAGTACAGACTTTTTGGCTTTGACGGCTGTGAAAATTGCGAGCGTATGAAAAAGAGCCTTCGAGACGAGAAGGTTGTTTACTTCTATGTAGACGTTGAGGCAGATGAATCTCAAGATACTTGCGACAAACACGACGTAGATGAAGTTCCGCACATCCAGCTTGTCGGGAAAAATAACAAAGTAGAGTATGAGCATATTGGTTTTATTGATGTCAAGAAGCTCAAAAATATAGCTGAACGAATTGAAAAGAAGAAGTAAGGAATACGATGCAACTGAATCCGCAGCAAGAAGAGGCGGCAAGCCATGTAGATGGACCTTGCCTAGTCGTAGCAGTCCCCGGTAGTGGCAAGACCAGAATTTTGACCGAGAGAGCAGGTCGTCTGGTAGAAATGGGGGTCCGTCAACAAAATGTCGCCTGCATGACATTTACCAACAAAGCCGCTGGCGAGATGAAGAAACGAATCTGCACAAGACTCGGTTCTACTCCATCCGATCTCAAAATGTACGTCGGCACATTCCACAAGCTCTGCGTAGGACTACTGCGCAAATTTGGTGATCGTATTGGGTACTCTGATAATTTCACGATTGTTGATTCAGACGATCAGAAAGAAATGATCAAACAGGCTGCTCGCCAAGCTGGTATAGAGATTGAGAGAAAAGATCTGTTTATAATAGCTAAGTGCGTCAATAACTATCGTGAGAATCAGTTGGACCATGATGGTCTTGATGACCTTTGCGGAAACGATGATTTTCTACACATAGCGGATCTATATTTGGAGAACATTTTCTCTGCAAATGCAATTGATTTTACTGGCTTGATGTCGGAAACGATTCGGTTGTTTGAAGAGAATACTGATGTTCTCGAAAAAGTACAGACTGCGATGAAATATGTTCAGGTTGATGAGGCTCAGGATACCAACGTTGCGCAGTTCAAACTAATCAACATGTTTATGGGCAAGTGGAATAATATGTTCTTAGTTGGCGACATTAGTCAATGTGTTGTAGAGGGGACAGTAGTTGAAACTCGTCATGGAGTTAAAACAATAGAGAACATTGTAGTTGGAGACGAAATCCTTTGTGCTTCTGGAGCAGGGAATCAAAGCTGGGGTTGTGTAAAGAAAAAGTATTCTAGGTCGGCGTCTAATCTAGTTAGGATTAAGACCAAGACCGGAAAAGAGCTAGTATCCACAAAAGATCACATATGGTTCGCTGGGTACAAGCCATCTAATACTACGCATTTTTTCACTTACTTGATATACAAGGACGGGCTTGGATATCGTGTCGGAACGACAAGGTCATATTCAGGGAATTCGGATCATGGATCATTGGGAGAGGCCGCAGACAAGGTTTGGGTTATTCGTGTTCACGATACGGAAAAAGAGGCAAAAATGTGGGAGCAGTATTTTTCAGTGAGATACGGTCTCCCGACTTGGACGTTCGTGAAACATTCTTCTGTAGATAACTCTTACGGGATAGAAGAGATTAATAAATTATTTTCTATGATAGATACTACAGTAGGTGCTTCTGATTTGATGTTTGACTATGATTTAAGGGAAGATTATCCTCACCATGTTCCTAAATCAATGAGCAGCAGGCGGCGTAGAAATTTCTCTATTACACTGTGTGGAGATTCAAGAAGTAAAAAGAAGCCTCTGCACTGTTATGCAATGTCTGGGTCAGACAATAGTGATATGGATATTCTTCGTAAAGCAGGACTAAATATAAGGCCAGCAAAGAAATCAAAAGGTTGGAGACTAGAGGGCGTAAAATCCGATATGGGGGTCATAAAGAATATACTAGATAAAGTTGTAAACTTGGTAGATGTTAACGTTTCTGAAAAAGCTAGATTTACGGACAAATCTCTGCCATTTATGCCTGCTGGATCTGTTCGAGAAGGGATGACGGTATTTGTTAAAGATGGAGACTCCATAGCAGAAGACGAAGTTACTTGTGTAGAGTCAGTCAGCGAATCTAGAAATGTTTATGACATCGACGTAGAAAGATTCCATAACTTTATAGGTAATGATATTGTAACTCATAATTCCATTTATCGGTTCCGTGGAGCTAGATACGAAAACGTCAAACTATTTATCGACAATCATAACTGTAAAATTGTTGAGCTACCGCTAAACTATAGATCTACTCCAGAGATTGTTGCATCAGCAGACAAGCTGATTAAAAACAACTCTTCGCATATGGCTGAACAGTTCATAACAGAGAATGATAGCGGAGAGGACGTACAGTGCATATCCTTTAGAGATCAAGGTAAGGAAGCAGAGTTTGTAGCTAGTCATTGCAAGAGGATGATTGAGGAAGCTGGTTGGAGTCCTGGCGAGATCTCTGTCTTGTATCGAACCAACGCGATGTCTGAGCCTTTGGAAAGAGCTATGGCAAATCATCAAGTTGCTTATCAGGTCATTGGCGGTCGTAGCTTTTATGATAGACGAGAAATAAAAGATTGTTTATCTCTGCTTCGTATCATAGTAAATCCAAAAGACTGCATCGCATTTAGCAGGATATGCAAGATGATTCCGGGCATTGGAGATAAAACCATCGGAGCAATTGAATCTCTAGCTATGTCTAAAGGGATTTCAATCAGAGACGCTGCAGTAGAGTACAGGCAAGGGATTAAGAGAAAAAGCATATGTGACGCAATAGATTGGATTGTTGAGAGATTGTCCAAGAAGTATGTAAGTTATTCTGCTAGCGATTGTTTAATTGATCTTGTAGAGAAATTTAATGTAGAAAACAGGCTTGAGAAAGACTACGGTTCAGATGAAGCTACCAGTAGGATCGAGAATGTAAACCAGTTGATTCAATCCGCTGGCGCTTACGCGAAGGATACCGGAAATACGTCTCCTGCGTCTTATTTGCAAACTGTTTCGTTGATGACTTCCTCAGACAAAAAAGAGGATAAGGAAAGAGTATCATTGATGACTCTACACGCAGCGAAGGGTTTAGAGTTCCCTGTAGTTTTCATGGTAGGTGTCGAGGAGAACATTCTTCCTCACATGTTATCTGTTGCAGATGACCCGTTCGAAGGCATCGAGGAAGAACGCAGATTATGCTATGTTGGCATGACTCGTGCAGAAGAACTATTGATTATGACGTTCTGTCGTGGTCGTAGTCAGTTTGGTAGGGGCGGTCAATCTTGGTTGAAGGCAGCGAAGCCTAGTCGATTCTTAAAAGAAGCAGGATTAGAGACGTAGATGGTCAAAGAGGACTAAGTATACCGATGAATAGTTAGTCATGAATTCTAATTCGAAACTAAAAAACTATGTTCACCCCTATACTATTTTACGCGATAAACATGTTGATCAATCTTGTTTTGTTTGCGGTGCAGGACCCAGCCTCTACGACTGCCTGTGTCATGAGGATTTTGGGAAGCTAGACAACCATGTATCAATATCTGTCAACTCCTCTATCCTAGCAATGCCATGGAAAGACGGGAACCCAGACGAACGGTATTGGATCAGCAATGATGCTCTCTGCCGTCGTTGGACTTACTGGCAAGACGTACTTAGGTCTAAATGTATCAAAGTTGTGAGAGATAGCTGGGAGAAATATTACGAAGAGTTGCCAGGCTTTTTGTATTTCAAACCCAGACCTACATCAGAAGGAATAATCAACTCCTCTGACGAAGGACTCGCCTATTGTTCCAGCGTTCCTAGCGCTGTTGATCTCTGCTTACAGATGGGCATCAAGAAGATTTTTCTGCTAGGAGTAGATCACAACCGCCGAGAAGGTAAGTCTCACTTCTGGCAATTTATGCCACGGAATCGACAGCCAATTGGTCCTCTTGCTCAGTATAAACAGCAGTCTAACGTGTTCCAAATTAATCTTCAGGCATATTCTGCACTGAAAGGTTATTCAGAAGAGGTTGGTGCGACGATATATAATTGTAGTCCAGATAGTAAACTGGATATTTTCGAGAAGATAACATTTGATAAAGCCCTAAAAATTGGAGAAAATAACTGTAAAGATTGTAGTAGTCCAGAGCGGTTATTGGTTAACTAATGAAAATCTGTGACCTCAAAGATAAACATAGTGGGCAAATGGGATTCGTTATCGGAGCGGGTCCGTCTGTTCACGGAGTAGATCCTGATCTTCTCAGGGGTCATGTCGTTACGTGCGTTAACTCAACAATATCGAAATTTGGAAAAGTAGCTAACTATTTTGTTGCCGATGACATCGGAGTAAAACATTGGAACTATTTCAAGATCATGCTTCCAGGCATGGACTGTACATCTCTTCTTTTTAGAGACAAACTAAAGAACGAAGTTGGACACTTGGACCCCGAAAAGGTTATCTTCTTTAGTCACAAGACTTGGTACGAACCAAGTAAAAAGAAGTACCATGATGATGGTCTTATAATGACGAAAGAGGAACCGATTATCGGGGCCAGAACATCGGCAGGCTCTGCTATCCACTTAATGCATATCATGGGATGTGATCCTATTGTTATGCTTGGATGCGATTGCTGCTACAGCGGACAGAAACGGTACTACTGGCAATTCCCAGGCGAATCCCCATGCTACCGCCTAAACAAAGATAAAGTCTTCTCTACGCCTAACAGGGGCATTCACAAGGGCAAGCCAGTAGACTCTCATTCAATGGACTTCTTGGATTACTGGGAAGAGTTATCTAAGAAATCAAAAGCAGAGGGCATCAACATTATCAATGCTTCTGGTGGAATTCTCGAATCGTTCCCAAGAGAAGAATTAAAAGTGCTTTTAAAAAAGTATGGAGACAAAAAGACATGATTAGAGGAAAGACAATATTGGCGGTAATTACAGCGCGTGCTGGTTCTAAAGGAATACCGGGCAAAAATTACAAAGATCTTCTTGGTATGCCTCTTGTGTGTTGGTCTGTAAAAGCAGCTTGCCAAAGTGTCTATGTAGACCACGTCTATATTAGTACGAATTGCGAACATGTTAAAAAGGCTTGCAAGAAATTTAAGCACGATTTAGGGATTGGCGGCAAGAATATCAAGATCATTGACCGGCCAGCAGAGTTATGCACAGACAAAAGCAAGAACGAGGAAGCTCTGATTCATGCGGTACAGATGATGGAAGAGAAAACAGGAAAGACTCCTGACATCGTAGTCAACTTACAACCTACTTCTCCTATCCGGAAAGAATTTCTTATAGATGAAGCTATTGGTATCATGAAAGAGATGGGGGCAAGTTCTCTTTTAACTGTGTCTCAGCACACTCCATTTTTCTTACAGGATTGTGAAGAAGGCACAGTGTGGCATTATGACAGAAAAAATAGGCCAATGAGACAAAGTCTAAAAAGAAACGACTGGTACTACCACGATGACGGATGTCTTTATATTGCAGAAACAAGTGTGCTATTTTCTGAGATGTGCAGAATAGACGAAGACCCATGGCTTTACATTAATGACAAGTATTCTTCATTCCAAATTGACGATGAGGTCGATTGGAGAATAATGGAGAGTATAATGAAGGAGATATTTGTGACAGGAGAGTATATAGGCAGTGAGACTATCCAATAGCGAGATATCCTATGCCTGTCACATTAAAATACTTGATACTGATATTGAGTTTGATATTATCGAAATCAATTGCAACCAAGAACGTTCTTATTTGATCTTAGCTTGGTTTTTTCGTCACTCTCTTCTTTAACCAGTTTCTCAGGTCTTGATGACATTGCGTCGTAGACGTGGTTCAGATCTTCGCGCAGTTGAGATAACTCATGAGGAGTTAGGCTTGCTGCTGCGTCTGTATGTGGATATTCTTTATCATCGATAAAGTGCCTCTCGAACCATCTAGCACCATTGGCCAGTGCAGCAATGTCGGTAGCTATGCCGTGTCCATGATTACTGAACCCGACGAAAGGTTGTGTTTTTCTGAGTTTTTTGATTTCATTTAGATACAACTCTTTGAATGGGCATGGGTAGATTGATGTGCAGTGATAGACGACTGTATCGCGAGGATATACGTGATGTTGTCCGCAGTTTCCGTTCAGTAATGAAAGCAACTTTTTATTTTCTTCTGGAGTAACCATTCCTAAAGAAATATGTATTTCGCCCTTAAAGTTGCAATCATTGTATAGGTATTTGACGATATCGTAGTCTTGGTTTTTGGCGCTGGGGATTTTTATGATTTTTGGTTCTAGAGAGACAATCTCTTTTGCTGACTTACAGTCCCATACGGAACATGAGTAAATCACTCCAATATCTTCACAATACTTTTTTAATTCGGCATGTTGACCCAACGAGAACTCAAGTACTCTTCTATGTTCTAGGTACGTCTCCCCGAATGCGAATTCCGGATTGGGATGAGGTTTGTCCTTGAGGATCTCTGGTGTTGAGAGATTGATGTCGCGTTTTTGAAATTTTACTACGTCAGCCCCGCTAGTGGCAGCTAAGTAGATTAGTCTTTTTGCACGAGACATATCACCACCGTGATTGCAGCCTATTTCTGCTATTAAAGTGGGATGAGTCGAAGGTATAATTATCATGTAATAATCATCGTAAGAAAATGCACTTTTAGTAAAGCATTAGGAGACCAAAACATGAAGACAGGAGACGGGACGGAACTCTCTGAGAGGATCAAAAACATAAAATTATTAGTTGTTGACTGTGATGGAACTTTGACAGATGGAAAATATCACGTATCGTCTGAAGGAGTGACAACAAAGGCATACACTACCCATGATTGGTGGGCAATGCAGAAGGTTCAGGATTGTGGTATTATGGTATTGATTTTGACGCATTGTAATGATAACTCAATTGACTATAGGATCAGGAATCTCCCGTATCTTGCTCGTCATAGAATGGTTTTGACTAAACTAGATTGGGGAGAAACAAAGTCGGATTATATCAGGGATTTTATTCGTGATAGAAACATAGAGTTAGATGAAGTTGCCTTTATCGGAGACGCAGAGAATGACTTATGCTCTATGAAAATATGCGGTTACACTGGCTGTCCAGCCGACGCTGTGTCGATAATAAAAGAGGAGTCGAACTTTGTTTCAGACGTAAACGGGGGAGAAGGTGCTGTACGAGAATTTATTATCAGCATCATCGGAGAACAGGCGTACTCGGAACAACCGATAAAGGATAATTATGGCAATCAGCGTAACAGGACGAATGGTAAAAGCTCAAACAGTATCGAACTTGTCGAACCGCAGGATGAAGTTTCCTAAGCAAGCGTTATCTTTCAATCACTTGAGGATACAGTTTTCAGATTCATCTGATATTCATCTACTTCTCACAGACAAGCAGGTAGATTCAGCAATTAAGCGAGCTAAAGAATCTGGCATATCTGATCCTACTACATGGGTTCACGAATGCTGGCTTGAAGGAATCGTGTCGAATAAGGCCTGTGATAAAGCTCAGGACGTGGACTATCACGGGCTTCCTAAAGTAGCTCAGAAATTTAGTCATGTACGGGTGAATCTTGATGGGAGTATTATGCATATGGTGTTGAAGCACGGTCCACTAAAAAGTGCGATCAAAAGAGCCGAGACGTTTGACGGTTCATTGCCGAAGGTAAGTTGGTTTTCAGATAAATTTGAGGAGAACGATGAGTAACAAAGTCAAAAGTAGAAAAATTCGAGCCAAAGCGTCCCAAAAGAAGAATATGCTTTTTCGAGGACAGAGGCTCGGTGCCGAAAAGAAACTTAGAAATGGAATCATAAAATGGGACGATCCTATCCTGTCTCAGGTTTGTGATATAGTTTCTCAAGATGACGATATCAAATTTGTGAATACAATGAAGAAGACGATCTTGGCAACAAGAGATGGCCTTGGATTAGCTGCATCTCAAATTGGTTTTACAAAACGCGTGATTGCGTGGAGACATAGTCTGTCTGAGAAGATGGTCAAGGTCATGATCAATCCTATCCTTGAATCAGCTAGCGAGCATACAATGAAAGTTCGAGAGGGATGCCTGTCTTATCCGAAGAAGTCTGCTGAAGTTGAACGAAACATATCTGTCAAGGTTCGTTGGAAAGATGAAAGATGGACAGACCATACTCGCGAGTTCAGGGGAAGAGACGCCGTCATAATTCAGCACGAATTGGATCATCTCGAAGGAATTTGTAAAGTTGGCGAGTCTGTAAAAAGAGAACAGGAAGAAGCAGATCCGAACTTTGTCCCTGCCCGTTGAACCTCCCCTACCTAAAGGAAGGGGTCTTGGCGGAATCAATGAAATAACGGGAAGAATGAAAAGACAAATTGTTCATGTTATCGAAAGTCTTGGCGTCGGTGGAGCGCAGACAATGCTGTATGAATTGTACAGCGCCATAGCTAAATATCATCCAGAAGTAGATCAGAGACTTATTGTTATCCATCCAAAAAAGATGGGTAAGGGTATGGTCGAGTCATACAACATACCGTACCACCAGACAATTTCTGGTCTTTTTAATAGGATGATGATTGAGAAGGCTAATGATCATGTAGTATTGTATCACAAGTTGATGTGCTCTAACATGTCGGTCCTTCAGAGGCTATATGGAAAAGTTCCTACTGTTCTAATAAATCACACGCACTCTGGCTCCCGCGTTCATAACAGATTACACAACATTGACCAGTTGGTAGTTGTCTGCAAAAACATGAAGCACAGCTTAAAAAAGCTAGGAGTTAGGACTCCTTGTGTTGTTATACCGAATGCCGTAAACGGAAATACATATGACGCTATAGAGCCTATCACGGCGGATCCTGATTTTTTAACAACAGGAAGATTAAACTCGATGAACTCAATCAAATATCAGCAGGATTGGGTTCCTTGGATTATGGGTATGGATTTGCCTAAACCGATCCTCCATCAATATCTTGGTTCTGGCCCACCCTATAAGAAGGCGTTAGGGATAGCTGAGAATCTTGGAAAGAAAAGTCAGAACAAGGTAGAGTTGCCGGGTCTTATCAAAGATTTTGAAGAGAAGGTACAGACAATAAAGGGCTGGGACCTATTCTTATACGAGATCAATAGACCAGAGGGGATGAGCATGGCTGTGCTTGAGTCTTTGGCTTGTGGGGTCCCTGTGGTCTGCAGTAACCATGCTGGAAACAATGAGATCATAGAGAACGGTGTAAATGGATATATATTCAAGAACAGGAGTCATGCTGAAAAGATTCTTCGCGACCTGTGTAATCGTCCAGACAAACTAGAGGAATTGAAGAAAACAACGAAGCGTCACTTTGATGAGAATCTTGATGCCAGGTTTATGGCAGATAGATATGTGTCTTTGATTGGAGAGGTTTGTGACAAGTGGGTTAAGGGAAAACGAACATCGAAGCAAGTGAGCGTTCATAGGCATCAAAAAAGGTTGCCAAAGAAAAACAAGTCAAACCGTCGAAAAAAGGTTAGTAGCGTAACCAAGAAAAAGGTAGAAACCATGGACGATACCGTGAGAGATGGGACATTTACGATCCTGACTGCAGGAAGAAATAATGCACGGTACATAAAGGACTGGGCAAAAAGTATCTTGTGTCAAGACTACCGACCGTTAAATGTTGTGTTCGTCGATGACGCTTCTACAGATGAGACGGTAAACAAAGTCGCAAGTTTTAAACCCAAATTTGAGGAAAAGGGGATTGGGATTACTATCGTCAAAAACTCAAAGAGGCAATACTGTTCTGGCTCTTACAAGATAGCTTATGAGCATTCGGTTGACTCATCTTACTGGGGAGTTGTAGATGCAGACGACATGCTTGCAGCCGGAGCTACATCGTATATAGCGAATCTGTATGATGAGAATCCAAAAGTTTCTTGGATCTATACTCAGTACCAAGTATGCGATGTACATATGAATCCAAAAAGGAAGGGATTCTGTAAAGCACCACAAAAAGGTCAGTCGTTATTGGACATGGGTAATAGTGGGGTTCATGCGTATTCGCACTGGAGAACGTTTTCTTATAGGTTCCCCAAGCCTAATAAAATTTGGAAGCCGGGGTTAAGGTCTTCTGTAGACAAGTTCATGGGTTATCGTCTTGAGGAGTGGGGGATCGGTATGTTTGTAGACAAAGTCTGTTATCATTATCGTCTAGGGACACCGTCATGCATCTCTAAGACAGAGAAGACTAGACAAGCGTGGGATAGCGTCAAGAAAGAGGCTATAGCAAGAAGGAAGAAATATGGACTTAGACCACAAAAAGTGATTATTCACAAAGGATAGGGATATGTTATCATCAACAGTAATCGGGGTTGTAGGAGCCGGATATGTCGGGAAGGCAGTCGCTAAGGGTTTCTCCTCGTCGGGTCGCGTAAAAATATATGACATAGATCCTGAAAGATATGAAGATTCTCTAAGAATTACCATATGTAGTACATTCGTATTTATTTGTCTCCCTACACCTGATTTAAACGGAGAATGCGATCTTAGTGCAATCTATGATTTCTTCGCCGAAGCGAGCGACTATGCGGGTACGGATACTGTATTTGTAATCAAGTCTACTGTCCCGATAGGTACGACTTCCGAGTTAAGTAGGACTTATCCAAAAATGAGGATAGTACACAATCCTGAGTTTTTGACGGCGAAGTCTTCATTCCGAGATTTTGCTAACCCCTCTCGGATAGTTATCGGTGGAGAGGATGGACCAGCAGTACGGGATCTTGCGAATTTGTATCACGAGAGGTTTCCCGGAGTGCATGTACACTTGATGTCTTCTATGGATTCAGAAACCGTAAAGTATGCTGCAAATTCTTTTCTTGCGACGAAAGTAGTCTTTTTTAACGAAATCAAGATG